GCAGTGCGGCATAGTCGCGCATGACCGCCCGCCAGCGCGGATCGGCGGCGTTGAGCACCTGCGCCAGCTTGCCGGCGTCGGCGTACCCGTCGCCGTCGGCAGTCTCGCGCACCTCGCGCACCAACCATGCCTGGAAGGGGTAAAGAAGCGCATGGACGCGGCCGGCGGTGAACAGTTGCAGGCGCGACACGGCGACGTGCTGCAGGCGGTCACAGTTGCGGATGGTGAGGGTGGTCATTTACGCGTTGCCCTCCATTAGCGCCGGCTGCACGGCTTCTATGCGCTTGCGGGCAATGTCGAAGTAACCCGCGTCCAGTTCCACGCCGATGAAGCGCCGCCCTTCTTGGATGGCCGCAACGCCGGTTGTACCGCTGCCCATTGTGAAGTCTAAGACTGTTTCGCCCGCGTTGGTGTAGGTGCGGATAAGGTAACGGAGCAGGTCAACCGGCTTTTGCGTGGGGTGCAATGATTCCGTTGGCGACCAAGGAAAGTGCAGCAATGTTTTTGGATAGAGGAAATCCGTCATGTGTTCGTAATCGGGGTTGCACGTCCCGCCCATGATTTCTGTGCGGCTGTATTCCTTTAGGCGGCGCGGTTTTTGCGGCGTGCAAATCGGATTGTAGGTAATACGTCCTCTGCCAAACACCGCTATATCTTCTGTTTGTTGCATTGGGCGAATCTTGGCGACAAGATGCCCCTTCCCCGTTTTCTTATCCCAAGTCCAACAATACTTAAACCAAGCCGCGTTACTCATCACAAGCGCACTCGTAAACGGTTGCGCCGCAAACAGCACAACCGCGCCCCTTGGCTTGATAACCCGTTTCAGTTCCCGCCACATGGGTTCCAACGGGATAACGCTATCCCACTTGCACGCCGTTGTACCGTATGGCGGGTCTGCGATAACCGCGTCCACACTCCCCGCCGCCAGCGTCGGCAGCACCTCTAGGCAGTCACCACAATGCAGCGCGCACATGGTCAAGCATCATCCTCCCCATCCATCCCGCCCGCCTGCGCGTTCGCCGCAATGCGCTGCATCTCCATTGCCTGCGCCGCCGACTGCGCCTCGCGTTCCTGCGCCTGCGCAGCCAGGGCCGCAATCTCCGCCTCAACGTCGAAGTCGGGCAGCCGCGTCGCCATGATGCGCAGCAGCGTTTCGGGCGTCAGCAGTTCGGCCCCCTTGACGGCGGCGGCGAAGGCGGCAAGGTCTTTCAGGTCAACGGGCGTCGGCTCTTTCTTGGTCTTCCACTGGAGGTCTACTTCCAAGTCGTCAGGCCAGAAGCCCAGCAATAGCCACTGCCGTTCCAGCAGCGGCATGATGAACGCGTCGCCCAGCCAGCCGCGCACGCTGCCTATGGCCTCGTCATACTGCTCTTTCTTCTGCACCAGCACGTCCCGGTTCAGGTTGCGCCCGTAGCCCATCAACTCAAGCGGCGTGATGCTCGCCAGCCCGAACGTGTCCACGTGGTGCAGCACGTCGTCAATCTCCGCCAGCCGGGCGTCACCCTGCACCACTTGCAGCCCGCCGGCTTTGTTGAGGAAAAAGTCAGACACCGCTGCGTAGGGGTCATCCAGCGCCGGCGCGTTGGCCGCCTTGTACGCCTCGATTTCGGCCTGGTTGGCCCCGTCCAGGATGTGGGCATAACGCAGCCCTGACCGCGTCTTGCGCCGGACGGCAATGTCAAGCTCCCCTTGGCTCATGCGCTTGTAGGCGCGGCGGGCTGATGCGAACATGGGCGCGCCGTAGCGGGAGCCTTCGTCAGCGTCCCAGCGGGCATGGATGATCTGCCACTCAGGGAAGAAGACCGCATTGCCCGGCGGCGTGTTGTTGACCGCCGGCAGGTCTGACCAGAAGAAGGCGCGCGCCGGGTCGTAAAAGTGGTCATACTCATCTGACCAGCGATGCATCTCAAGCGAGGGCTTGCGCGTCGCCTGCACGATCTCCCCGTTCGCCGCCGCGCCAAGCTCCAAGAACGTATCGCCGTCGCGGAACGACAAGCGCGCCCAGTCGTCAAGCCGCTGGAAGACGCGCAGCCGTGCCAGCAGCGCATCGGCGGCGGCCTGCGCCTGCGCCGCCCTGGGGCCGCTCACCTGGATGGTGAAGCCGCCCTTGGTCGCGTCGCGTGCCAGGGTCGCCATGGATTGCTTGGGCCGCGGGTCTTCCGCCGCCATCTGCCGGGAATCCATCACCTGCGCCCGCCGGTCTGCCTGCGCCGTCCAGTCGGCCGCGTAGGAGGTGACGGGCCGCACGGCGGGCGTGGGCTGGGAGGTGACGACGGGCGGCGGCTGGCGACGCTGCCAGAGGGACGTGATGCGATCCAGAATGGTGGACATGGTTAGGGTTGCTCCGATTCGCCCTGGCGATACTGAGCGAAGATAACAAAGTAGGCAAACGCCTTTTCGAGTTCAGTGATGGTCACAGCATAGGCGCGGTCTCTGGCGCTGCGGTCGTTCGGCTTGTAGTCCTTGAGTTTCCCGATCGTGTGCCAGATTTCCGACGCTGCGTTTTCGTCCTGTCCGTGTTCTATTTCTTCCTGGGTAGGCTGTCTTTCCATCATCCAAACATCTCCTTGACACTCTCTGCACTGCTCACCGCCGCCGGCACGCTCACCGCCCCGCCGCCCGCCTGCCAGCGGATGATTGCCTGCGTGAAGGCGTCTACGTCGTCATCATGGGCGGCGTTGGGGAAGGCGGCGGCGTTGGCAATGAAGCCGTTCGTCCACGCGGCAATGTGCGGGTGCGGCAGGTAGACGTTGCCGCTCTCCACTTCCGGCTGCGCAGCGTAGGCGCGGGACACCTTGCCGCCTTCGGGCGTGACTGCAATCAGGCCGGCCACCTTCTTGCGCAGCATCTGGATCACCGCCGGCCCGTTGGCTTTGTCCTCAATCAGCTTGGCGATGGCCTTGGGCCACTTTGCCGTCCAGGCTTCGATGGCCGCCATTGTGCCCACGATGTCGAGCCGGTCTTTGATGTAATCGAGCATGTATTTGTCCGCCCCTAAGCGTGCGATTACCTGCCCGGCCACGAAGTCGGATGTCGCCGTGTCCTTGAACGTGCAGTCCCAGGACTGGACGATCTCATCAAAGCGCAGCGGCAGGTCAACCGGCGCAATCTCGACCACGCTCCCATCCCCCAGCGTGACGGACACCGGCGGCAGCTTGGCCCCACGCGGCTGCCAGTAGCGCCACTGCTGGCGCTTGAAGATTTCGCCCTCGTCCGGTGCTGGGCGCTGCTGATAGAGGGATGCCCAGTCGCGTTCGCCCACCACCGCCCGCTTGCGCCGCATCTCGGCAGCGTCCCAGCGCACCGGCCACAGCACTTCACCGGGCTGGCGTGGGTCGTAGGCGGCGACAGGTTTTTCGGCCACGGCGGGCAGGGTGAGCACCGTCCACTGGTCGGCGTGTGGGTCGGCTTTGGCCGCGGCCAGAAGGCGGCCCGCGAGATCATCCTCGTGCCAGCGGGTTACGATCAGCAGTATGTTGCCGCCGGGCGCGAGGCGGGTAAAAAAAGTGGACGTGTACCACTCCCACACGGCTTGGCGGTACGTGGCGCTGTTGGCCTCCTTGCGGTTTTTCACCGGGTCATCCAAAATCATGTAGAACGCACCGGAGCCGGTCAAACTGCCCCCGACGCCCACGCCCATGTAGTAGCCATTGCGCCCGACCACCTCAAACATATCGCTGTTGCGCAGGTAGGAGCCTTGGGCGTCGGCGCGCACGTTGCGCCCGGACAGGCGCGAGTCGGGAAACAGGCGCAGGTAGGCGGGATCGTCCATGATACGCTGTACGTCGCGGTTCATGCGCCGCGCCAGGTCAGCGCCGTAACTGGCCGCGATAATGGAGGCGTCCGGGTTGCGCCCCAGGATGTAGGCTGGCAGGCGGCGCGACACCAGTTCAGATTTGCCGGAACGGGGCTGGGCAAACACCATCAGCCGTTGGTCGCGTTCAGTTGCGAAGCCGTCCAGGTGAGAGGCGATCAGTTCGTGATGCCAGTTCACCTGGTAGGCAGGATAGGTGTAGGTTGTGAAGTCGAGCAGACGGCGGCGCGCTATTTCCGCGTCCAACTCAGCCAGCGTCGGCAGGTGCATTGGTGTCTACCTTCGCCCGCAAGGTGCGCATGGTGCGTAGTTCGTCGTCGGTCAGCCGGGACAGGTCAAGCGCGGTTTTGTTCTCGGTCTGGATGGGGCCGCCGTCTTTGCCGCTAATCTCCATCGCCTCCCCGTACCCGCGCCGCTTGCCCTTTTTGGTCAGATACCACTTGGCGTCCGCCGTGTCGCCTTCACCCTGCGCGGCGAGCTTGATGTTGCGCAGGACGGCGGACTCGGCAAGGTCGAGCATGGCTTCGCACTCGGCGTCATAGGCGGCGCGGACGGTGGGATAGGTGTCAATGTACTTCTTTGCCGTTTCCCACTCACAGCCGACCTTGCGCGCAATGACCGACACAATGCCGCCTGTGCCGGGGATCGCCGCTATAAAGTTCTGCGCCGTGTAACGTTCACCCATTGCCGATTTGCCCGAATTAATCCCTTGCCGCCGCTTCGCCTTGTGGTGGATTCATTACCCTAAGCAGCACTAAACTCCACAGCGCCCCGCCGAGAACCTTCGCCGCAAACTGCCCGATCATGATCGGCCACATCAGCGGGAAGCCGAACGCAATCGCCGGAAACAGCGCCGAATCTACCGCCGCGCTCAAGACGTTAGAGCCGTTCATCTTGACCAGCTTGTGACGGCGATAAAGCCCTTGGTATGCCAGCGCATCACACAACGCCGCACCCGCAAACGCCACAGTAGACGCCAGCGCAATCTGCCACGCCCCCATATTTAGAATCACCGTGATCACGCTGCCGACCAGAATCAAGCCGAACATACGCAACCAAAGCCGATCATTGCGCCAAAGTTCGTGCAACTTGTCGCGCGTGCTCAGGTCAAGACCAATCAGCAAAAAGGCGTTAACGATGGTCGCCTGCGGCCCGAAGTAGGCAACCGACAAGTTAGCGGCAACGATAGCGATAAGGTAAACGAGCACATAGAACATTCTTAATTCTCCTGGTAGATAGTCGGGTCAACAACTCCCGCAAGCTCAAACGCCTCTTTGCGCTCTACGCATGTGCCGCACTTCCCGCAATGAAACGCGCCACCCTTGTAACACGACCAAGTAGCAACGTAGTTA